CTAATACCGCCCCCAGTACTTGGTGTTTCAAAATCTCTAAAAGAGTGTATGGACGTTCAAGAGTTTAATACATTGTATAAAAATGATACTCAATCAAAAGAGATAATTGATACAGCTTTTGGTTTAGAGAACTTGGTAAGGCAGACTGGCATCCACGCAGCTGGAGTTGTTATATCTAAAGAATCACTAGTTGAATATCTACCTACTATGCAGAAGGGTGTAGATAAGCCTGTTGTAACTCAGTGGGATATGGGAAGAGTTGAACAGTGTGGACTATTAAAAATTGACTTCCTTGGCTTAAGAAACTTAGGTGTGATAGATACATGTATAAAATTAATTAAACAACATAGACAAATCACACTAGACGTAAATGATATACCAATAGACGATAAAAAAACTTATGAGCTACTGTGCCAAGGTAAAGCTATGGGAGTATTCCAGCTTGAGTCTGCTGGAATGCGTGAATTAATGGTTCAAATGCAACCACAGAATATTCAAGACATAATGGCTCTTATATCTCTGTACCGTCCGGGTCCAATGGGTTCTGGTATGGATAGAGAATACATAGATAGAAAACATGGAAGAAGTCATGTCTCCTATGATCATCCAAAATTAGAAAAGGTTCTTGGACCTTCGCTTGGTATTATGTTATATCAAGAGGATGTTCTTGGTGTAGCTAGAGAACTTGCTGGCTTTACGTCTGCTGAAGCTGACGACTTAAGAAAAGTTATCGGTAAGAAACTCATGGACAAGATAGCTATGATTAGAACTAAATTTGTAAAAGGATGCATAGATCATTCCAATCTAGATGAAGATAAAGCCAATAAGATTTATTCAGACATTGAATATTTCGGTGGTTACGGTTTCAACAGAGCTCACGCAGCAAGTTATGCGATGGTTTCATATATCACCGCTTATTTAAAGGCGCACTTTACCGCTGAGTATATGGCAGCTTTGATGTCTTCTGTGGTTGGCAATAAGGAAAAACTTGCTGCGTATCTTTCAGACTGCAGAAAACTGGAGATAGAAGTTCTTCCACCATCTTTAAATAAATCTGGCAAAGACTTTAACGTTCTTAGTGAGTCTCAGGTAATCTTTGGTTTATCAGCAATAAATGGAATTGGTGAGTCTATAGCTGAAGCAATTATTTTAGGGAGAGATGAAAAGAATCCTTATTCTAGTGTTTATGATTTCTTTAGAAGATGTGATCCAGCCACCTTGAAAAAGTCTACGCTAGAACACCTAGCTTACGCTGGTGCCCTTGATGAGCTGTTTACCGTTTCTCATGATGGTGATTTAACAAGAAGAAGAGAATTGGAATTACTAGAAAAAGAAAAAGCTGAATTAGGAATATACGTATCAAAGCATCCTATAGAGGGCATGTGGACAACAATATCGCCTAATGTAACTGGTGAAATAATAGATATATTAGAAATAAGTAACGGAGCAAATGTTAAAGTAGGCGGAATTTTAACGGCAGTAAAGAGGATGATAACTAAAAAAGGACAGAAAATGTTCCGATTATTAGTTGAAGATCTCTCAGGAGAAATAGAAGTAATCATTTTCCCTAGGGAGTCTAAAACTATAAGTGATGATTTCTTTAGTGAAGGTGATGTAGTTATTGTCTCTGGAACAATAAACAGAGAGAACGAAGAAGAGTCAGCAATTGTAAAGATGTTTTATAATTCCAGTGAAAAGATAGATACGTCTAGAGCAATTGGCAGTAAATCAATTATGCTAGAAGTGCAAGATGCTCCGAGCCTAGAAGTAGTGCAGGGTATATGTGATATAATTGAAAATGTTAATGGACCATCCTATGTATATTTAATATATACAGAGAATAATAAGAAAGTAACTTTTAAGTTTAAAAAATCTACTTCATTAAAAATAGAAGAAAAATTACAAAAATATATAAACATACGGAGCTAACAAATGACATTACCAGGAACTTATCAGAATCCATCTACTAAACCATGTTGGACCTTCTGTGCATCGTGCAATAGATGCCAAGATAAAGGTAGATACACTAAGTGCAATTCATGTAGTGGTAGATACGATCCACTGGGTAAAACTGATCCACACCCAGAAGATTTTTGCGATTGCAAGAACGGAGTCTTGAGATGGAAAACAAAAGAGGGTAAAGTAATCATGACTCGATTTAAGACTAATCCATTTAAAGGTGAAGTAAAGTATGAGAAAAAATCAGAAGACGAAAGAGATTGGGATTCTTACGTTGCTGACATGAGAGAAAAAATGGATGATCCAAATTGGAATCCTATAGTGATATATGAGGAAGATTAATATGATTAAGCATGAAGTTGGCAGGATGTTACTTAATAACATAACATTAATAGAATATAACACAGATGAGCCTAGCTATTTTGTACAGTCAGGAGTTGCTGGATTCAATGCAACAGTTCAAGAGTTGTCAGATTTATACGGATTATTAAGTTACTATTTTAATATAGATTCCGTTAACAATACTGTTATCTCTTTAACAGAAGGAGGAGACGATGTCTTGGCCGTATAACGAAGATGATCAAATGGAAATGGGAACAAGCGGTTGGGCACCGTTTGGTGAAGGTAAATATAAAAATATTTACACTGGTAATATTATCGATGAACTTGGTAATGAATACGATTCAAATGGAAATTTAATATTCGAAAACAAAAATCCTTACGGGGATGGAATTGAAGACTAATGAAATTAGCTATTAGAAACTTAGAAGATGTAAGTGATTTTGAAAAATTATCTTTAACTGATTTTTCCTACTCAAGAATAGACACATATAAAATGTGTCCTTCAAAATATTTTTATACATATATTCAAAAGGAACCACGCCTTTTTGGTGAGGCAGCTGTACTGGGAAATATAGTCCATTCAGTATTAGAGGATAATGTAAGCGCAACTGAGACACTCGATTTCTCCAAACTACAAGACGCCTACTCTAAAGAGTTAACAACTCAGGATCCAGATAGTAAGATTAAACCTGAGCTAATCGATGCGGGGAAAGAAATACTAGACGAATTCTTCGACCAGTACGCCAATACCAAGTTTGATGTTCTCCATAAAGAATATGGTTTTAGGTTTGTTTTAGGAAGCTATTTGATCATATATGCAATGGCGGTTGACTATTTGTATCCAGATAAAAATATATATGCCGAACTGTATTACCTTAGGTCCCGGAAGGCGTAAAGGCCACCTATTCACTAAGGATGATATAGAAAATATTAAAATTAATTTAATATCTACACTAGATTCAATCATAAACGATTCGTCATTCTTGCCAACAAAGAATGAACGCTCATGCACGTTCTGCGACTTTGCCAAGTCTGGTGCTTGTGGAACTGGTGTATTTAGAGCTAGAAAACTAGCAAAAGCATAGCTAATAATCTTTATAGGATAAAGCAAAAAGCCAGGGCGAAAGCCCTGGCTAATTACTTTAAGGTATTGATAATTAGAATGCTGAGACTGGGTTCAAAGCTGCGTCTTCGATAAGATCGAAATCGCTGAATTCACTAACCACCTTGGTGGCTTCTGTGCGTGAATATCCGAGTCTGCTGAGGTCCGAAATAATCTCTTCGTTAACCTCAATTAGCATGCTATCAATGATTGTGTTTAATGTGTTCATGTTTTTATTATACTCCGTTTTCTTGTGTTTGACAACCCTTGCGGGTTTTTTGTTTTTTTACTTTTTATAATTTATAATGGAGTAGATTAGTTTAGGTCTAAAGGATACCATGAAAGAGCTCAACATTGTCAAGCCGGAGGAATATTTTTTGGAAATTTCTCCGCTAAAAAAACATCCAAATTTTAGTGAAATAAAGAACACCGCCTATGACTCTAGTTCAGTTGATCTAGTAAAAATAAAAAGAGGAAATGCGTATCAACATACTAAGACTGGATTTAGGGAAGATCTAGGATTAACCCTAAGGTCTAACTGGGAAGCAAACTTCGCTAGAATTTTAACAGCATACAAAATTAAGTTTGATTTTGAACCAACAGTTTTTGCTTTTCCAATTAAGAGACGGAACAAAGGGTTATACTCCAGATTTTTTTACACAAGTTGATTCAAGCTGGGTTGAGATCAAGGGATACCTTGATGCCAAAAGTATGACTAAGTTAAAGAGATTTAAAAGGTATTATGAGTCAGAATTTAATAAACTAACTTTTATAATAAGCAAGTATTCAACCGAAGGTAAAGCTTTTGCCGCTGAGCTAGAAATACCGCAGGTGATTTATTACGAAGATATCAGAAATTATTATTCTGACAAAATATCAATTTGGGAAGGCAAGTAATCATGGCAGCGTACAAGGAACAGTATTACAATTTAGAAGAAGAAGAAATGCAGGCCCTAATAGCTAAGGCTAAAAGTGGAGATGAAAGAGCTAAAAAAGAACTGTTAAAAGTTTTTAATAATTTTCTTACAAAATATACAACATTGTTATATCATGGCAAGTATAACTTGAACGATTACGATATCAGAAGATTTACATCTTTGTTTGTAAAAGATTCATATGTTAGATTTGCACTGATGCCAATACCATTTAGCCGGATTTTTATATAGTTACTTTTTCTATCTTCTTAAAAAGAATGTTGATACATTCCTAATAGATCAATTGGGTAGAAAAAGCTTTCCTCTTTTAAGTGATGACTCAAGTGATGACGGAGAAGATGGAGAAAAACAAGTTGGTTTTAAAGCTCCACCAGAGGAAAGAGAGATGGAAGAATTTCTTTCTACAGAAGATATTAATGAGTTTTGGGTGTTGGGCGAAACATGCGCAGAACCTTTTATATTTCTTTCAGTTCAGGAAAGACAACTACTTAAATGGCGATACATAGATGACTTAAGATCTAGTGAAATAAGTAAAAAAATTTCAGAACATCCAAATACAGTAAGAGAACATTTAGATAAAATAAGGGCAAAGGTAACTAATCTTGTGGTAGAATCTAAGATGCGAGATGAAATTAACTTTAGATAGGTAGACAATGAACCTTCAATCTTTACAAAGAATGAATGAATTATTAAGAGAATTTATAGGCCCTCAAATAGAAGAGATAGTTTCAGCATACACTTCAGATAGTAGTAATTCACTATACTTTGTTTCAATACCTGATATTGATACATTGGATTTAGGAATCCATGAAATGGCTTCGTTGGTTGCAAGAACTTCAAATGTTTATGGAAGAGTTGCAAGACTAGCCGGTATGGCAAGAGCTCAATATAAACTAATAGAAGGAAGCTACAAGAAAGTATACAAAGCTAACAGGGTTGGAAAGAATGAAGCTGAGCGCGAAGCAAATGCATTAGAGGCTGCAGAGAGTGAATACACTGCACTTATAACCGCAGAAGCCATAGTTAACCTGGCTGAATCTATGGAGCTTGCAGCTAGAATAGCATCAGAGTCTGCAAGAAAGCTAATAGACAAAATACAATCAATGCAGGTAGCTTCTGCTAGGGAAGAAAAAGGTTACTTTAGTGAAAAAGATTTTAACACCTACTAAAGATTTGGAGAACCATTTTGTATATAGCTCATTATAAATCAGTAAATTCGGCTACCGAATTCTATTCAAAAGTTAGAGACACTTTAGATTATCCAACTCAGATTGAATATAAAAAAGAAAGATACACACTTAATTCTACATTTATGATCAATGGTCAAACTCAATTAAAGAATTTTAAAAATAGGATAAAGAGTTTGGGTATTGAAATAGATGTAAACGTAGATGGTAAGTAAGCTGATTTATCGTGATAATAGAAGTATTTTGTGACGGCGCATCAAGAGGACAAGGTCAAAAGAAAATTGGAGAAGCAGCGTGTGCAGTATCTGTTTATAAGAACAGAAAAAAAATAGCTCAATTTGCTAGAGGCTTAGGCCCAAGAAGTAATAATGAAGCTGAATATGAGGCTGTAATATCTGGTTTGCTTATATGTTCTATGGGTGAATTCTATGACCCGATTATTTATACTGATTCAGCAGTAGTAGCTAATCATATTAGCGGCAAGTGGAAGTGTAGACATGACTCTTTAACTCCACTTCTAATGACTATAGAAGACATAAGAGATGAATTTAATTTTAAAGTTGTTCAAGTTGAAAGAAGTTTTGTCTGGGAACCAGACGCACTGTGTAATAAATTTCTTGATAAGTTGGAAGAACGAAAAGCTAAATCAAAAAAACCTATGCTATAATTAGCCAATGGAAAAAAAATATTCAAAGAGTCATCCAATAATTTTAGGTTTAGCTGGCAAAGCTGGTAGTGGTAAAACCTCAGCAGCTGAAGCCTTATGTCCAAAGGGTTCAATTCAAACAAGCTCATCTGGAATCATATGGGAGCACATCTTTCACGCTCTCCCACTCTATGAACTGGCTTCAATAAAGAAGAACATTAAAGGCTTTAATGCCAGGTCTAGAAAAATGTATTCTATTCATGAAGTTTTATTTGAGATATACGGAAAAACTGCGCTGGGCACAATACCTTCTTATGAAGATTTTGTAGAGAAAGTCAAAAATATTTTTGAACTTCCCATAGAAGAAGAAGGAATCAAGCCAAGAACTTTCTTGCAGACTGCAGGAGACATCTGTAGAGATGGTTATCCAGAGTGCTTTTGTCATTGGGCTGTAATGAAGAGTATGGAATTATATAGAAAAAATATTAATGAAGTCATTAAAGAAGGCAGAGATGAGGACACTCCTATCTGCGTTATCATCTCCGATGTTCGTTTTGCCAATGAAGCTCAGTCGATACTAAAGCAGCCGAATGGTATGATCATTACATACGAAGCTTCAGACGATGTTCTAAGAGATAGAATCTTTAAAAGAGATGGTGTCTACATGACTGACGAACAACTCAATCATAATTCTGAAAAAGAAATTGATCTAGTAAAAGAAATTTCTACATTTATTATTAATACAGATAATCTATCAATTGAAGATCAAGCAAAAGCTACACTGCAAATAGTTAAAAATCAAATAGAAACACTAGGAGAATAATGCCAAAGATAACAGAAAGCATCACAGAACAGTCGGTTGATCCAGTTATGGATTCAGTACTTGCTACTCATCAAAGAGTGGTAGTTACCACAGAACCAGTCCTTACGGTGGCTGTTGGAAGAAAAGTAAATATCGGTAACTTTGAAAACGTAGATATTATGGCTTGTTTAACAGTGCCTATGTCTGGGGTTAACCCGGAAAATACTGAGGATTTCTCAAACGCCATTAAGGAAGCAGCCGCCGAAGCATTTTCTTTAGTCTCAAGAGAGACGGGGGAGAGATATCAATTAATTAAAGAGTCCCAGCAAACAAGATAATTTGCATTTGCAAATTACATAGAGTACTATATTCATATAAACTTATTAAAATAATGAGGTAAAAAAATGAGCAAGTTAATTAATAAAATTAAAAGCATCTTCTCCACAAGTCCAGAGATTGCAGCTGCAAAAGAAGCTGTAGTTGAAGCGGCTAAAGCCGTGGCAGAAGAAGTTGTAGCTGAGGTCCAGAAAGCTCCTGCAAAGAAGGCAGCAGCAAAAAAGACTCCTGCTAAAAAGACTCCTGCTAAAAAAGCAGCAGCAAAGAAATAATCTATCTTTAACACCCCCAGTTTCTACTAGATCTGTGAGTGTTAGATATGAGAAAATTATGTCACTAGCAAAATCTCGTAAAGTTTCAAAAGGCAATAAACCACCAAAGCCTGAGGATAAATAATTTATGATGACACTAATGTGGAAAATATGGTTAAAAGTTTACGACCTACTAGAGGTTATTGATAAAAAAATAAAGTAGATGTATGTATCCAGCGTCTTTAAAAAATATTGTTATTGAAAATAATTTTATAGATAAAAAAGAAATAGATAATATTTTAGATCTATTAAAGAATACATCACAAAAAGAAGTTGTAATTGTCAATGACCCCAATGACGGAGGCAATGATAATAAAGAAGATGGAAGCCCGGTCTCCATCGATCACTTTTTATTTGATAATGCAAACTCAACTGCTTTGATTCTAAAATTAGAACAATATTTTGAATACACTTTTGGTCAAAGATTTTATTTAAGAACCCCTCTTTGGGGGAGAGTATGGAGAGTCGGTGATTTTATATCACCCCATTCCGATAGCGAATATAATAATTCAGACTTGGTTACAGATGAAGGATATCCAGAAAAGGAATGGACAAATCACATTCCTAGATTCTTGAGTGATTACTCTTCCGTGCTCTATCTAAACGACGATTACGATGGTGGGGAATTATTTTTTCCAGAATTTAATTTAACTATAAAACCTAAACTTGGTGATT